CAACTACTACGTTTGCTACAAGTAGAGCTACAACTACAACTTATAATACTACTAGAAGTACTACTACAACATATCAAACTAGTCACACTACTAGTCATAGTACAACTACTACGTTTAATACTACTAGAAGTACAACTACAACCTATGCAACAAGTCATAGTACTACTACAACATTTGCTACAAGCACAAGTAGAAGTACAACAACAACCTATGCTACAAGCCATAGTACAACTACAACTTTTAATACAACTCGTAGCACTATTACAACTTACACAACTTATTATAATACTACTAGGAGTACTACTACAACTTATAATACTAGTAGGAGTACAACTACAACATTCAGCACAAGTAGAAGCACTACAACTACGTTTAATACACTTAGGGTGACTTCATTTTATAGTTAGGATAATATCATGGAAATGTTTAATAAAGCCTCTATCAAAGAGCGTATTGGCGATATGCGGAAATCAAAAACTCTTTCACACCTTAAAGAATGTGAAAAGCATTTTTTTAAGCTTAAAAAGAAATATAAAATTGAATCTGCATACGATGTAGTTGCAAATGAGCTTCCTTATTTTAAAACTATACAATACACTGAATGGGCGCATTGCTTTTCCATGAATCCTCTTCAACAAATGCTTCGTTGTAAACAACTAGAAGAAGCGCATGAAGATAACTGCGAAATAAAAACAGATTTTATGTCTTATTTTGTAGAAAAAGCTACAAATGGAACTTCTAATAAATATGATCATATTAAAGATCATGATATTGAGCCTAAAGATCACTTAATTATACCTTTAGGTTCTAATAAAATTAAGCAAACTATTTGTGCAAATAAATTGTGTTATTTAAGAGATAAGTGGGAGGGTGATATTTGGTTTAAACCACACCCTCTTACTACCTACGCTATTGTCGGCGAATTAAAGGACATGCTTGGTGACATAGTACTAGATCGAGATATTAATATGTATAAGCTACTAATTGGTTGTGAGGTAGCGCACTTATCACATATGACAGAAAGTGCAGTTTATGCTGTAGCTTTAGGTAAAGAAGTAGACCCTATTGATGTTTACAACAAAGTACATGAGGGTTCTTTTTATCATATAAATAAAAATTTATTTAATAATAATGATCCTTATAATTGGATGCAAAAGGCTTTAAACAGCCCTAAGTCGGGAATTGTAAATCCTGAACTACAAGAAAATTGGCAAAAACAAATGGAAATGTATTTTGAGTATATCATGGAAAAGCGTGAAGAATACAAATATGACTACGTTTCTACAACTAGGGGATATGATTATCGATGAGTACAATAGTAACAAGGGCAGGTAAAGGTTCGGCATTAACTCACACAGAAATGGACGCAAACTTTAACAATTTAAATAATGATAAATATCAATCAGGTGCTAATCCTACTTTTGGAGATAGCGTTTATATTGGACGATATATTTATCATAATGGCGATACTAATACTTATTTAGATTTTGATGCAAATGATAACTGGCGAGTTGTTGTTGCTGGAACTCAAAGATTAGATGTAAACAGTTCTGGCGTTCAATGTGGAGATAGTGGCAACGGCAGGTTTGAACCTGTTAGCGGTAACTATGGTTCTATTGAAATTGATGGCGGTGCGCACGGTGGCTGGGAAGGCTACAGCATTGGTGGTCGTGCTGTTTTTATGCACAATAACGGTTCAGAAACAGGCATTTATAACGATGTAGATAATGAATGGATGTTTTATGGCGTTCATAATAGTTACACAAGAATGTATCATAATGGGTCGTCCAAGGTAGAAACTACTAGTAGCGGCGTTACTGTAAATGGTGATGTAAATAGTACTTCAGATATTCGTTATAAAAAGAACATTGAAACAATTGACAGCGCTCTTGAAAAAGTTCAATCATTGCGTGGTGTTACGTTTGACTGGGATAATGAGGCTTTTCCAGAAGATGAAAGTAACAAAAAACCAAATTTTACAGAACGTGCCACAGGCGTAATCGCTCAAGATGTTGAGAAAGTCTTGCCAGAAGCAGTACATGAAAATCCAGAAACGGGATTCAAAAACGTAGCTTACGGCAACATGGTCGGTCTCTTAGTTGAGGCGATCAAAGAACAGCAAACTCAGATTAATGATCTGAAAGCTGAAATCCAATCTATGAAAAGCTAATAGTGAAAGGACACGAAGATGGCTATTAATATAAGCGGCACAACCGTTATAAATAACTCAAGGCAATTGCAGAATATTGCGAGCTTAGACAGTACCACAATAAGCACAATTTCATCGGCTGGTATTGGGGGGTTATCGGAACCTGATTTTGATAACGCTATTTACTTTAAAATTAGAAATTCTGCTGGATCAACAACTTCCACAGCAGCTACAAACGTAAGTTATGCGAGCAATTACGTTACAATTACAGGCGCGGGCAGTGGAACCGCTGTTTGGTTTACAGCACAATCATTGGCTGCAGGTTATGAAAGGGGCTTCTATTCGTTATTCAACGGCGGTGGTTACATAGTTTATCTTATTGATCCGCAAAACTTAATAAATACAACTACAGAAAAATCTTGGGGGAATGCTCCTGCTGCAACAAACATTGTAAAGGGATTTCAATTTTTTGCCCTTATAGATAGCGGGAACACCCTTAGATTGCGTTTTAGCTTATTTAACGCAGTACAATGCGCTGGATGGAAGGTAGATTTATAATGGCAAGTTTTCAATATAACCCCGCAACAGGTGATTTAGTTGCAACAACTGTTATTATTTATTCAGAGGGAGATACTCTTGCTGATGATGCGCCTTTAGCGGTTACGATAGAGGAATTAACGGCAAACAATCGTGCGGTTAGAAACCAAATGTTAGAAGCCGCTGACGTTGATATTCTCAGGGCGCTTGAGGCTGGTTCTGATGCAACTGCAATTAAGACTTATCGTCAGGCTTTGCGAGATATAACAGCCCATGCGAATTGGCCTAATTTGGCTGATGGCGATTGGCCGACTAAGCCAGAGTAAATTACTCATAAATTTAATTTTAATTAAGGAAGCTATATGAGCAAAAGAAAATCTCGTTATGCTACTAAAAACAATATACATAGAATAGGTTTTCACGTTATACCAAAGAATGAAAAGCAAGATAAGCTTATTCGTTCTATTAAAGTATACCCTATTACTGTTACTATTGGTTGTGCTGGAACTGGAAAAACTTTTTGTAGTGCAGGAACAGTTGCGCATCTTTATCAAAAAGGTAATTATGAAAAAATTGTAATTACTCGTGCTAATGTCCCTACAGGTAAAAGCTTAGGTCATTTTCCTGGAACTATCCAAGAAAAAATGACACCTTGGCTATTACCTATACTCGAAGTATTTGAACGGGCTTTCAATAAAGAAAAATATAAGTACATGATTAATAAAGGTGAAATTGAGATTCAACCTATTGAAACAATACGAGGGCGTTCTTTTGAGAACTCTTTAGTACTTGTAGATGAAGCTCAAAACCTTTCGATCGATGAACTTAAAGCAATTAGTACTCGTCTAGGGGAAAATTCTAAGTTAATACTTATGGGAGATCCAGCACAGTCAGATGTGCGTAAAGGACAAGACTTATTAAAGTTTTGTGCTTTAATTAAAAAGAACCATATACCACTACCTGTAGTTAAATTTACGGTAGATGATATTGTTCGTAGTGATATTGTAGCGGATTTAGTAAAGATGTTCATTAAAGAAAAAATATAATATTAAAGAGAATTTTATGACAGATTATTATTCGGAAGAAGAAAGAATTATAGCGCTAAACAAGGCGAAAAAAGAACTTAACTCTAGAAAGAGTAAAGAAATTTGGGGTTATAACGACTGTTGGCAATTTGTTGTAGAATATGATAAAGCTTTGACGGGTTATAACTCCAAATTAAAAAATTTAGAATTAAATTACAATTGTCCTGTTTCTTGGGAATTAGAAGTAAAAAAAGTATTTAGAAGTTTTGAAAACTTCGCAAATTTTACTAACTATGAAATTGTAAAAAATAAAAGACCCCAAATTGGCGATGTTGCTTATCAGATTATGAATAGTGGAAATATCTCTGCTTTAATAGCTGACAAAAGCCATTGGGTAACATCAACAGGCGAAAATGGTGTAATAAGAGTTGTTCAAAAAATGTTTATAGAACGAAATATTCCATTAATAGTCAGACCAATTAGGAATTAAATTATGGCAAAATATTATTACAAAAATACTGAAATACTGGCTCCTTTTACTATTATTTCAAACGAGCCGATGTTTGATATGACAACTATTTCTTTAAAAACCAGACGAGCAACGCAAGGTCATCAACGCTGGGAATTAAGCTTTAGAACACAACCTACAAATAATAATATTGAAGAAACTTTATTAAGTAGTGTTAATAACCTTGATGCTGAAACAATGACAATGCCTCAATTAAAAAGTGTTGAAGATAGGTTTACTCTTAGTGGGCCTGTAACTTTAGCGGCTCAAGGTAATGCTAATAGTAGCACTGTCTCCTTAACACTTTCTGCTCTCAATTCTGGTATTATTCCTAAAGGTTATTTTGTTAAGTTTGTAGGTAGTGATAAATTACATATTGTTACTTCTGATACAGATTTTAATGGAACATCTGGTAGTATTACTATGAACATATACCCA